CTTATGACAATAGGGAAGGGTGACACTCCCACCTTCCCCGCTGGTGACCTGTGGAATTCCGAAGAGGGGTGAGTAAACTAAATGCTCACATAAGACCTTTGGTTAAGCGTACGAGTGAGGACGATTCGGAGACAGTACGGCTGGTTGTCACACAGCGCACAGACGATAAGTGGGGAGATGCAAGTCGGGGAACAAGCCCGACAGACACACAGGGTTTGTCCGTAGAACTCTGTCAAAATAAAAAAACGGACACACATTACAGTTCTTCAATGAGATTTTTTCTCATGAGCTTCGAAAGAGGCGGACAGAGTGGTGACTGTCTTGGTGGTTCACCACTATGAATTATGGTACTGCCCAGTGGGAGGTGGCAGGATAATCAAACACCCACCACGCTTTTGTGGATTAGGGATCTCCTTTCAGAATTCACACAAGTTGTAAAATATATGTAAAACATTCTCTTTGTGGTACGCCTCTTGCAAGTGTCACTTTGGTATGATGCTTGCAGGGGTGTATCATAGCATGCAAAAGCACTTATGGGGATGTGCATATAGGAATCGTGCTGATTATACATCACTTTTTTGAGAGACATTTTGCTATAGGATTTTCAAAAAAGATTTCCATGTCATCTGCCAAGAAAATTTTTCGCCCTATGGCACAACACTTACAACCTTTTCATATACATACATCATGACAAATAAAGAATATTTAGCAAGACGTTATGCAAGATATCTCAGCAGTGGTTGTGTTCTTTGTTGGGATCATTGTAGTTCTAAATGGAAAAAACCACACAGGATCGGGCCAGGGAAATATGATTGTCCTGTTTTACCAACAAAATCTGAAAAGAAAGCATTTTTAAGTTAATTACAATTCATGCCACTATTATCAAGAGAAAACTACGGAAGACACATCATTGACAAAATCATCAGACAAGAGTTGAACTTATCATGGAAAACATTAGCAAAAAAGAAAGAGCAAATCACTGGTACGTTCCAGGCAAAAATGAAGTCGAAAGACAACACGTAAATGAGCATGAATCTCTACAGTTATTACAACGTCTTGCACTCAATGGCAAGAGAGAAGAATTTTTCACACTACTGAACTCTCTGAATCTGAGTAAAGATAAACACAATGACATACTGGAACTAACGAACATGATCTCTTGAGGCAGTTATGAAAATCTTCATCGCAGCACCTTTCGGTAATTACCTTTCATTCAACAATACAATTTCAGTCACAGGAACTTGGACTCTGAAACATCGTGCAGGAGTCATGAAGAGATTATGGAGAATCGCATCTTCATTACGTTATGACTTCAAACTGAAAGGATGGGTCAATGCACTTGGACTACCAAATGAAGGAATAGAGGTTGGTCTTCAAAAAACTTTTCCAGATCAAATTCTTTCAATCGCAGGAATAGAAAGAAACGATTGGATTCAGTTAGAATCAAAAATACCAGAAAAACAATCAATTGAACTAAACCTTTCATGTCCTAACGTTTCAGAAAGAACAGTATGGAATGACTTGCCCGTTTTCTTTCTGGGAAATAAACGTGAGTGGTGCATCGCCAAAGTTTCTCCGTTAATTACACCAGAACAATTAAGTTTTCTGATAGACGAAGTGGGGTTTACTCAGCTTCACCTCTGCAATACACTTCCAGTTCTCAAGGGTGGTCTTTCGGGAAAAGAGTTGATCCCCTACGTTCTTAACCACTTAGAATTCATAAGGAACGAATGGGGTGACAGCTTGGAATTAATTGCGGGCGGTGGTATTGATTCGTTTGGAGTAGCGTCGGACTATCTTGCGGCGGGCGCAAACCATTTATCTTTAGGATCGATTTGTTTTAATCCCCTGAAAACAAGAACTCTAGTGAGGAAACTAACCAATGGATAGAACAACACAACTGATGATTATAACGATGGAAGAGTGTGGTGAACTGACACAAGTTTGCTCGAAGTTGTTGAGAAAACGTCATACTGACAAAGAGATAAGTGCCGAGACAATCGAAAAACTTACTAGTGAAGTCGCAGACGTTATGTGCATGATTGAACTGATGACTGAGCATGGTCTGGTGAAACATGATGACATTGTTGAAGGAATCGAGAGGAAAAGAGAGAAGTTACGTAAATGGTCCGATCTGATTCCTGAACGACAAACCTGGCAGGAGATTCTAGCAAATGAGGATGAATGATTAAATTACGATATATCTTTGGTGTTCCTTTTCTTTTTTTACTTGCAATGTATGGACAGAATGTTCTCTTCGAAGCATTAGTGATAGGTATCCTTTCAGGGTTTACTGACATGAATAATGATCGCATGAGGCCTTCGTGATGTAGAATAAATAGTTCTACTATGACACGAGCATTAGATCGAGCAAACATTCAGGTTGGTGATGCACCTCTGAGTAATCGCAATCATCTCATTAACGGAGCCTTTGCTGTTGCACAACGTGGAACTTCATTTACAAGTTCCAGTTCTGCGAACAACGATGACACTTATGTTCTTGATCGTTGGTATATTCTATCAGATGGTAACGATATCATTGACGTTTCTCAAGAAACCTCTACCATTCCTACAAACGGCAAGTATGCAATTGCACTTGACGTAGAAACTGCAAACAAGAAGTTTGGTATTGCACAGATTATAGAAGGTAAGGATTGTGTCGGGTTGATCGGAGATACAATTACGTTTTCTTTCAAAGCAAAAGTTTCCGATACCAGTAAACTTGACAACGTGAAAGCTGCAATTGTTTCTTGGAGTGGAACTGAAGATTCAGTCACCTCTGACATTATTTCTGCTTGGGGAAACGAAGGAACCAATCCTACTCTTATTGCAAATGCAACTTACGAGAACACTCCTGCAAATCTAAGTTTGACAACATCTTATGCAACTTACTCTGTCTCTGCAAACATTGATACTTCAGGTGCAAACAACATCATTGTCTTTATCTGGTCTGATGTTACTGATACGACAGCAGGACATTTTCTTTATGTGACTGATTGTCAGTTGGAAAGAGGAAATACCACAACTCCGTTTGAGCATCGATCTTTTGGAGATGAGTTGCTAAGATGCCAAAGATACGCACAACTGGTTAGGTTTGCAGCAGATCAGGTAATATTAGGTGGAAATTGGAATACCAGTGAATATGAAATTATTAGAATTAACGAAATGCGAGCAGCACCAACGACAAGTTTACATTCTGGTTCAATATTACACAATAGTTCTAGTAGCTTTACATTATATGCTTCTGGAAATTCTAAGAATATTGTAAATCTCTCACTGAATGCAAGTGGGGGGTATGGGTATGTATATTCTGGTACGTCTGGTGCTGATTATTTACTAATTGCGGAACTTTAGTCATGAGTATAACTAACGCTAAATATGTAAATAATTTTATCACTGGGAAATCTCTTTATATAAAAGCAGAAATTGATGAGAAAGATGTGATTATCCCACTAGATCCCAATAATCACCACTACGCAGAAATCATACAACAAGTCGAAGCAGGAACTCTTACCATCACACCAGCTGACGAAGAGTAAGAAAAAAAACTTGACATTCGTCCTTCAATGTGAGATAATATGGTTCAACATTGAGAGAAAGGACTTATGAAAATTAGAGTTCACGGAAAAAATCTTCCCAAGAAATTTCGTCTTGGTGCCTATGCTATGACTGAGTTGACTCTTCGTGATCTTCTTGGAAAGAGCAGAGTCATCAAGAATCTCGAAATCGACATTCACTTTCGTCACCATGCAGACAATGGTGAGGCGATGATTCATGAGAATGAGTTTCGTTCAAAACCCAGAATGTTTCGTGTGGTGATTGATCCTTACAAAACTCGTATCGATGACTATGGTCGTGAGATGAGTGACGAAGAACACGCAAACGAGATGTTCAAGGTTCTTGGTCATGAACTGGTCCATGTAAAACAGTATGTTGTCGGTGATCTGTCAATGCGTTCCAAAGGTATGTATTGGAAAGGTGAGTTGACGAAGATTGATAACATGATGGAGTATTTCAAGAGCCCTTGGGAGATTGAAGCGTATGGACTTGAGAGATATCTCTGGTTGAACTTCATTGACTTTTGGAAATCCAATGTTGAAAAATATTTTGAAGAAAAGGAGTAAATGATTCCAAAGAAATACAAGAACCATAAGGTTCTAGTTGGTCCACCATGCCGTCGTGAAAATGACAGTCATGGTTATTACTCTTCTGGTGACTTTCGTGTGTGGCACGTTTTGTGTGATCCATTCATTCTACGTGATGATACGATGGAAGAGACAGATGAGTTTGTTATGGGTTGGGAATTTGAAGATGATCCTGTGATGCCTGAACTTGAAGATGAATATGATGAAGATGAAGATGACGAAGATGAAATCTTTTTTGGAGAAAAAATTTGACATTCCTTTGAATCTTTGATATAGTATAAATGTGATGATGAGAATAACCTCTAATAAAAAAAATGATTATGAGTGATTTTAAATATGTGATTTCAATTCCGTTGGATGATGAGCCAGGAGAATATGAAACTCTTAGTTTTCCCGATCTTGATAATATGTACGGATTTTTAAATCTTTGTTCAGAAAATGGTTTGGATGTTTCTCGTATCATCCTACCAGAAAGTTCGTTGGTATAAAAAATTTGACATTCCTTTGAAACTTTGATATAGTATAAATGTGAGGTTGAGAGAGAAAAGATTTTCGATGGAGCCCCTCCGTCAGCGGGGGGTGGGGGAGTAGCACGACCGCCCAGTGAGAGAAACTTTTATTTACTGAAAACAAATCGAAAACTCAAAACTGTTTTTTCTCAACCTTATCGAAAGGAACGATATGCAAGTATTCAGCGACTACTACAAATCACTAAGTGTTGCAGAACTCCGTGAAGAACTTGAGTTCATGGCCTACGAGATTGAGTATGCACTCTCTCCTGAACATGAGAAATCCTTCTCTCGTCAATACGATGAGATATTGGAACTCATAGAACTCAAAGAGGGAAGAGATTATGCTTATCGGTGGCCGGAATGTTACTCTATGAGAGAATCTGAAATTGAAAGATTAGGACTCTGGGAGCAAAGTTTATTATGAGAAAACAATCAATACAAAAACATTTCCAAGTGTTCCTGAAAAGTGCCGCTTGGAGTAAAGATTGGAAACCGAAGTCAAGGGAAGTACTTCCTAGTTCTTCCTTCTCTTCTCATTACTTTGAGAAGTATCCACAATCTAAAAAACATTTTCCTTATTTTGTTTAACAATTCTCAAGGAGATACATTATGGAAAAGTCAAAAGGTTATAAAGTGGTTCTAAACTCATGTTTTGGTGGGTTTGGATTGTCAAAAGAGGCAATCAAAATGTTGATTGACAAACATGGTCTTGATATTGATTCAGAACATGGATATGTTGACAACGAAGATTTTGGAATTGTGGATGAAAGTCATGATGCCTATCGGATGGATAAACGTCTGATTTCAGTTGTTGAGGAACTTGGTGTCAAGGAGGCCTCGGGTAAATATGCAGAACTCAGAATCGTTGATGTGCCTGATGAAGTGGTTGAGGTTCATGGTTGGCATATTGATGACTATGATGGGTGTGAATCAGTTCACCAATCTCATTGGGTAGGTTAATATGATGAAATTCAAATCCAACAAGCAGTTCTTTTGGCGTCTGAACGTCTTGAGTAAGAAAGGCGCTAAAGTCAAACCCAAACTTCAACCAAGTGCAGAACATATTGCAGAGAGAAACAGAATAGAACTTGCTGTCAATCGCAGAGTGTTCTGGGAACTTGGTAAAGAAGGATATGCCAAATGGCGCAAGTTGGGATACAAGGACTACGGAACTCTTGCAAGAGCTTACGGAATAAAGTGAGAAAAAAACTTGACATCCGATAGACATCTTGGTATTATATAAATGTGAGTTGATGATAATCCTTTTCGGAGATTGAATATGTGGGTATCAGAGGTCAAGACAAAAAAAGGTAGAAAACTTGGTTCCTTTCACCATCGCAAATCTTTTGCGACTATGGATGAGGGACTTGCTTGGGCGAGAGAAACCGCAATGAGTATTCTTGAGAATGGTTTCTACAAGGATGAAGAATTAGTAATGAATCACTATGAAGAATCAATTGGAGAGTAATATGAAAGAATGGACAGCTGATGACGAATATATTAGAGGTAAACGTGACATCATGTTAGAGATGGCAAAAGAAGATTTGATAGATGTCGCATCCAGAATCGCTATTCTGGAAAGTGACCTTGATGGTGCTCGTAAAACAAAATGGGAACTGGTTCAAAAAATTCAACTTCTGGAAGCTGGTGTGGATCTTGAATCTATACTGGAAGATGATGAACCTTTGACTCTTCATGAGAAGATTGACCTAATCAAAAAAGGATTTGCAACATGAGATTAGAAACACTAGACGCCCTGCTTCGCAGAAAGCGTTTTGCAACCAAACGAAAAGGTTGTGATAAGAAACACCTTTCTCGTAAACTCTGCCGTAAACGTGTGTCTGTGGCTGAATGGTGAGGCAACGGACTGCAAATCCGTATCATGCAGGTTCAAATCCTGTCAGACACTCCAAAAAAATAATTTGACATTCTATGAATCTTTTGATATAGTATAAGTGAGTGATTGAGATAACCCTTTCGGAGATTTGATATGAGTCACGTAGCGAATGAAATTTACAGACAACTTGGCGGAAACAGGTTTCGTGTTATGACTGGTGCCAAAATGATGGTGTCAACTGAGAATGGTATTCGTATGCGGATTGGTCGTAACAAGACCAACGCAAACTTCATGGAAGTGACCCTGAATGGTTTGGACCTTTACGACATCACTTTCGCAAAAGTCACTAAGATGGGCGAGATGAAGTCGGTCAAGACCTACGACAATGTTTACAATGATATGTTAGTCAGTATTTTTGAGTCCCACACTGGAATGTATACTTCACTCTAATCAAGGAGATTGTTATGGAAAGTTTAGAAATCGCAGAAAGTATTGCAAGAGAATTTGCAATTGAAAGACAAGCTCGTTTAGATGCTCGCATAGCAGAGATTGCAGAGGAACGTGATTTAGATTCTCTGGAAATTGCTAGAATTCGTGCAAGGGCAATTGATGCCATTGATAGAGGTGAACTGGTATTATAATTAACCTTCTTTTGGAGATTTGTTATGAGTCAAGCGAAAGCAAAAGCAGTCAAACTTCTGGAAACTGCTAAAGAGTTGGGTTGGGATGTGAGTGCCGATGCTGGTATGTTGCGTATCACCAAACGTTTTACTCCAGGCAGTATGGAAGAGTTTGTTGAGTGTGATATGGAGTATTACGAAATACTCAGTTTGTTGCCGTCAACTGAACCTGGCTCCGTCTGGGGAACTGATGGTGGTGGTGTTGGTGCAATCAGTGCCATTCAATCTGGTATGTTTCAGATGAGTAAGAGTGGTGGTTCCAAACGTGTTCTTTCTGCAATCTCTAAACTCCAAAGAGTTTATGCCTAAACGACATATGGTAGCGTCTGGTTGTTTCTTTGAACCAGAAGAAGAAGTTGTTCCCAATCCTATAGTTGGTAGAAAAAAAGGTTCGGTTGACTTTGATGATACTCTGTATCGTAGAAGGTCTGAACTTGAAGATATTCCAGATGACTTTGCTTCTCGTATGATGAGTATGGGTCAAGTGGAATCTGGTGGATTGAATAAAGAAGTCAAGATGCCACAAGATTTTACTGTGACTGTGGCATACAACAAGGGCGGGTATCAAGTTGTTCCCAAAGATGATTTGAAGGAGTGAATGAAACATCAATATACAGTTGAACTATTGTTTCACTTCAATTGTGATACTTGTCAAAACTGGTGGAGTTATGCTACCACTCCTAATTGTTTGTCTGGAAGTATTGAATACAACTCTCTTCCAGAAAACATCGATTACTACTGTCCACATTGTGGTTCAGCAGAAAAGGTCGAGATAAAAGGGGGATTTGCAGGAAGGTGACATTCTACCCATGTTCTGTCCTAACACCAGTTTTCAATTATATGGCTGGTTCGCTTCAAGTTAGGGGGGAAGGGATGCGAAGGATGGTAGGCCGGAAGTCCCAAACTTTCCTGCAAATAACTTGACATTAAAGTTATACTTTGGTATTATATAACTGTGAGTTAATGATAACCTTTATTGAGATTGATTATGAATCTTAATTCTTTCTTTGTCGGTGATGTGGTTCGGTTGTCTGGAAAAACCAGGCATGGTAAGAATCGTGTTCGTGAGAATGGTGAGTTCTGGGAAATCATTACAGTTGATGGTGGTGAGAGTTCAATTCTCTCTACTAAGATTTGTGTGATTCCTTTGAATGATGAACGCCGTGATAACTGGCGTTGGTTGGATGTTCCAGAAGATGAACATATGGAATTTGAAATTATAGATAATGAGGTGGTGTTATGAATGACGCTGATAAAATTTTAAGTGAAATAGAAAAATTGGAAGAAAAGGTTGAGTTGCGAGAAGATGAAATAAGAAATATGAAATCTCGTATTGAAGACCTTAGAGAGATTCTTGGGGTTTCTAATTTTGATGATGGTGGAAATATAATAGATTGATAAAGAAGAAAATATTATGAAAGAAGAAAGATTAGAACATTTGGTTGCAATGGTTCTTTCACGTTGGATGGGTGGAGAGAATCTGAGAGAAGCAACTGAAGATATTGCAGAGTTAGCAAGAAGTTACTTTAAATCGGATGAAGAAATTTCTTTTAGATTGACTGAAGAAATGATTGCTCAAAATGAGAAAGAGGACATGATGTTCCTCATGATGGCAGAGGATGACGAACAAGAACTAATGGAGAAATAATGTCAGGATACATGGGACCAAAGAAGTCAAAAGCAGAGTTGTTTCTAAAACTTCTGAAACGAGTTCAAAGGCCTGAATATACTGTCCACATCCTAGAAAATCGTGAGGGCCAAAAAGCGATGTTCTATAACTATAAGGGAGAATCGTTTGACGAAGGTGATTGTGTCAAACTGAAAGCAACCATCGCAGATCATAGGATAAGTTCTTATGATGGTTCTGAATTGACTTATCTCAATAGAGTCACCATTCTTGAAAACAAAGGTTCTGTTAAGAAAGAAAAGAAAATTAAATTAAATATAGACATGGATGAGATTATTGACAATCTTTTAGATAGGAGAGAAAGTCATAAAAAACAGGTAATTAAAAAGTTGAGCAATCTAAGAGACAGAGCACAACCCAAAAAACAATTAGAACAAACAAAAGCTTATGGACAAGAAAAAGAAATCGGAGAAACCTTTGCCTGAAACTTTTGAGGATCATGTAATTGATGAACGTAAGGTAGAAGAGGCAATTGAACGGATGTATCGTTCAGAACAACAAGATATGTTTGATGACCCTGACTTGAACTGGAGCGGATTAAGATGAGTGAAATGACAGTAAGAGTAGTTGACCACATGGGAAGTGATCTAACAGTGGTTAATGCAGCGAGAGTATCTTTTGGTAAAACTGTATCTGAGATGTCAGAAAAAGATACTAAGTTGATACGATATCTTGCAAAACACGGACACTGGTCGCCATTTGGCCATTGTTCAGTTCAATTTCATATCAAGGCACCTATCTTTGTGGCAAGACAACTTGTCAAACATCAGATTGGTTTAACGTGGAACGAAATCTCTCGCAGATACGTTGACTCTGAAGTTGAGTTTTATGGTGTAGAGAAATGGAGAGGTAGACCAGTAGACAAGAAACAAGGGTCAAGTGAAAAAGATGTTGAGTGGATTAACAGAAGTATTAGAACAGGTGCATTACAATCTCAAGTAGAAAATGTTGCACTCTCTAATTACAATTTGATGATTGGAGCTGGTGTTGCACCAGAACAAGCACGAATGATCTTACCACAAAGTATGATGACTGAGTGGTATTGGAGTGGTACACTTTATGCATTTGCTAGGGTTTGCAATCTAAGGTGTGCTGAGGATGCACAATACGAAACACGTATTGTTGCAAATTTAATAAACGATGAATGTAAAGAACTGTTTCCGATATCATGGGAAGAACTACGAAACACATAAATATAACTACATTCTAAACTATCATGGAGGTTTATATGGTAGACAAAGTGTTGGGTTGGATTCGCCAACTCACAGAATTAGGTCTTGCAATCATTGCTTTAGGCGTAGTTCTACAAGTCATTTTCGGTGCAGCTGTTCCATTCTTAGGATTGGACATTGTAGGTTCGGTAGTTGCACTGGTAAAACAATTCGGAAGTGAAGGGTTAGTTGGTTTAGTTGCCGTATGGGTACTATGGGGCATCTATTCCAAAAAATAGTTTTATCATAATTTGAGAGTAAGGGGGAGTTTCTTACTCTCCCTTTCCAAGAAAAAATACGAGCATGAAAAAGTTACTTTATGTAATGGTGTTCGTTATGTTACTGATGTCTGGTTTCGGTTGTACTAAAGAAACCAAGGTTGTAAGCACTCCTGCTGTAGAGCAAGAAACAGATAACAAAACTTCAGAAGTCAAGTCACAGGTTCTTGTTCCGTGGGATGAAAATAGAAAAAATTTTTGGGTTTCAGTTTATTTTGCTAGAATGTCTCATGACCCAAATTTGAGACAAAGATTTTTACCACACAATCTTCACGGAGTTTGTGTTTGTATTATTGATGAATTTGAGAGGATGTTTAAACTAGAAGAGTTTGAAGAAAAGGTTCAAGGTAATTCTACTGGACAAGCAAATCCAGAAGTTCAGGGACTTATTTGGAATATCTCTTATGGTTGTTCACAGATATGGTTGCAGAAACAAATGCAAGAATTGATGGACCAACAAACTCAAATTCCAGTAGACCCAATTTAAGAGATAAGAGTGTTGGAAGTGAGAGTCGTAAAGCTGACTACTTTGCACCATCTCACCCGGCGGAACTAGTCACCCGCTCAGATTTTCGTACAAAGGAAAATCAATTTTAAATTGATGTATGAAAACTTGCACTCTTTGTTTCAATTTGGCTCTGGGGGTTGGACTCGAACCAACATACACACTTAGTCGCCCACAGTGTGCAACACGCAAACAACGTGCCGTGTCTACCAATTTCACCACCCCAGAGTCAGATTAACTTGTCAATATTAAATATGCAACATACAGATTAAGAACTACAAATCCTATCTCAATCAATGAGATTTGCTTTCTTCATAGCAGAAATCATTCTTGTTACACCGATTCCACCACCAAATCTTGGAATAAAATCATGTTGTAGAAACTCATCAAGTTCTTTAAGTACTCGTTCTTTACCAAATAGGTTATATAACAATTTTGCATAACCACCATCAGATATTGTATGAAACTGTTCTCTCATCTCATCTACATCGTCTGCTCTTTCAGCGGACCCGATGGTTTCCATACCGCCCATTATGACATCACATTTTAGTGCTACATCATCGCCTGTTGATCCCTTGACAGGTGACTTTTTCATATTCCAGAATGGTGAGGTATTATAAGGGAAGTGGGTGAGGAAGAAAACATCTCCATATTCATCATACATATCTGACTCATGTTTAGCGGTAAGTAAGTTGTCAGATGCTGTATACTTACCGCACATACTCAAGTAGTTTCCGCCAGGGAAATCTTCTGTGAGTCGTGCCCTGCCATGGTCGCACTTAAATCCAAGGAACTTGCAAAGGTCATTTTCCATTTGCAACAAATCATCAAAGGTTCCAGGCATTTCAAACTCAAACATTGGGAAGATGAGTTCGTGTCTTCCGTCTATAGGATTTTCTTCTTGACGATAAGAAGTAGAGACACAGAAACAGCCGGGAAGTGATGGGTTTGTAAGTAGTTCGTATTCTAACCACATCTGACCAGTTTGAGGAAGAGGCCAAATTTGTTCTGCATACTCGTAAGTGGTGACTGTTGTTGGGTCTTCACAAGCAGCAAGAATAGATAGACGATTTTGAGTGTGAACTTCTAGAAATCCTTTTTCCAGAAAAAAGGATCTCATTTGGTGGGTGACAGAGGTAAAATCTTTTGGAGAGATTAAACTCGTCATTTTTCCTTTCCATCGCTTAGCGATTTCTTTTTATATATAAAAACTTGAATTTTAACATTTGTCTAACAATGTGACTTTATAAAATAATATATACTTGCATGAAAGTATCAAAGAAAGCAAAACTCATAAAAAGGGTCCAAAAAATGGAACTGTCAAATCCTGTTGTTCAGACACTCATTGGTTTGGTTGTTTTTTACATTGGTCTAAAGATGTTCTCAGGTGGTATGAAAGCGATGGGAAATATTGACCATCTTCAGTGGTTTCTTGGAAATCCAATCTATATGTTTTTCGGTGGAATCATTATGACTCTTCTTTGGCAATCTTCATCACTATCAACAACTGCAATCATTGGTCTGGTTGCTGGTGGTGCATTACCTTTACCAGCTGCGATTGGTGCAGTTCTTGGTGCTAACATTGGAACTACTGGAACTATCTGGCTTGCAGGACTTCTTGTATCAGATGGAATGCCAACAGGTATCACAAAACATATCGCAATGGTTCATACTGGTGTGAATCTTTTCATGGCAGTTTTATTCCTTCCTTTTGCTCAACATATTGCAAAGTTTGTGTCTAAATTTTAATCATCACCGATTAAAAAATCACGAAAATAGTGATTAGAATATATACAGTATATGGTCTTTATGACAACAGGAGAGGCACAAAAAGGGAGTGCCTCTTCTCCAATCTCTAAAAAAAGAAAGGAACAGAGTGTTCAACCCACACTCCCATGCTTTAGATGAACAATCTTTTTATGCACAAGTGAGAGATTATGATCCAGAAATTGTGCCTTGGTTACGAGCAGAATATCGTAACTTGTCCGATGCTGAAGAAGCATTCCATAATTATCAATCAAAAGGGGGAAAACCTTCCTTACTCTCAAGAATAAAAAACGCATTGACTTTTGATACTTTTAAAATGGATGTTACATTTTTATCTGTCCATCAATATCTTTCTCAATCAAGGGATAGGTTTGACCTAGAACAAAGAGAGAGAAATATAATGAGAGGAAACAGATGGGGATTAGCATGAAAAAATTGATGTTATCTTACAGTATGATCGTTTTTTGTTTGTTTTTATTGTTTCCGATTTAATGACTTGACATATCGTCACTGTCTTGATATACTGGTCTTATAAATTATTAAAATAAAATAAACCTCTAAGGAGTCGTTATGATATCTGTTCGTGTAAAACCAAACGAGAACATTAACCGAGCCTTGTCTCGTTTCAAATCCGCAGTTTTGAATGAAGGTATAATCAAGACAGTGAATGATAAATCTCACTACGTCAAACCCTCTCTCAAAAAGAAACTCAAAAGAGAAGCTGCACAAAGACAACGAATGAAGGATGAAATCAAATTGATTAGGCAAATAGAGAATGAGCAAAAAGAGTGGAGATCCTAAAAAGGTTGTCAATCTAGCGGACTTCCGTGATGAGAAGAACGCACTTGATATTAAAATAGGTGGATATTATGCACATCCAGAGTTGGGTGTGCATCTACATTGTATCGGTGTCACAGAACCGATGCACACAAGAGGCAATGAAATTCATTTTGTGGTTGAAGATCACTTTGGAAATCTTGCTACCTTCCATAATACAGAAGCGCCACATGGATTCGTTTATTCAAATAAAGACGAATTTGCATATGCTCTGATGCAAGTTGCAAAAGATATAGAAGAGAATGGTGAAGATGACGGACCTAAAGTTTCGTGATCTTATAAATAATTATATCGTTATCCCTACCTACAAAAAATAAAAATTAGAAGAATGATTACATTCGCAGAGTATCTTGCCGAAGGCGCAGAAGGTAAGAACTTACATTTAGAACACCTTGAAGATGAGGTGTTGAATAACGGAGTCAACGGAACACGGGCAGCAATCAACTTCCTTCAATCATTGAGGGATATGCTTGCAGGAAGTACAAAGTCAAGTGTCAATGTGACTGTTAAATGGGATGGAGCTCCTGCTGTTTTTGCAGGAATTAACCCAGAGAACAAGAAGTTTTTTGTAGGAACCAAGGGAGTTTTCAACAAGAATCCAAAAGTCAACTATACAAATGCAGACATTGATGCAAATCATTCATCGCCAGGACTTAATTCTAAACTTAAAGTTGCACTCAAGTACTTACCAAAGTTAGGAATTAAAGATGTTTTACAAGGTGATATGTTATTCACACAAGATGATTTGTCAACTGAGACAATAGATGGTAAATCGTATCTCACCTTCCAGCCCAACACAATCGTATACGCAGTTCCAAAAGAAAGTTCTAATAAGATTAAAAAAGCGAAAATGGGTATTGTCTGGCATACCACTTATTCAGGAGAGAAACTTGAAGATATGCGTGCCACTTTCGGTGCGAATATAAGTGGGTTGAAAAAAACGGACGATGTATATTTTACAGATGCAGATTACAGAGACACTTCTGGAACAGTCAATTTCAACAAAGCGGAAACTGCATCAATCACAAAGGTTCTATCTTCTGCTGGCAAGAAGTTTCGTGAACTGAAATCATCATTTATGAATGAACTGATGAATGACAACAATCTTCTCATCTTGGTGAAGACATTCAACAACGTTAAAGTCAGAGAAGGACAAAAGATTTCCAACACAACGAAACACACAGGAGAGATGATTAAGTATATCAATGCTAAATTGCAGAAAGACATTGATAAGATTAAGACAGAAAAGAACAGAGAGATCAAGACAAAAAATAAGAACGAGTTGATTTCTTACATTACTAAGAACAGAGTCAATTTCAAGAACATTTTTGATATGCAGAACTTGTTGGTGGACGCCAAGAATATGGTGATACGCAAACTTGAAAAAGCAAAAGGTGCAATGGATACTTTCATACGCACAGACAATGGATATCGTGTGACTGCACCAGAGGGTTTTGTTGCAATTGACCGAATGGGTAATGCTGTCAAACTGGTTGACCGCCTTGAGTTTTCAAGAGCTAACTTTAATGCTGCAAAGAATTGGACAAAATGAGTAAAACATACGAACAATTTTTAAAAGAACAAAAGGGAGGAACGGCGGTATTCACGTTTGGCAGGTTCAACCCCCCAACAACCGGCCATGAAAAACTTCTCAAAGTGTTGATGAATACCGCCTCTAAACAAAGAGGTGATTACTATGTATTCATGAGTCATTCACAAGACAAAAAGAAAAACCCTTTGAGTCATGACCAAAAGATGATGTTCATGAAACTGATGTTTCCGAAACATCGTTCTACAATGATCAAATCAAAAGCACGAAATGCACTTGAAGCACTTGTTCAGTTACATGACATGAAAAAATATTCAAGAGTTGTCATGGTAGTTGGAAGTGACAGAGTTGCAGATTTCAATACTCTCTTGAACCGATACAATGGTGAAGATGTCAAACATGGATTCTATCAGTTTGACGAAATCAAAGTGGTTTCTGCCGGAGAACGAGATCCAGATGCTGAAGGTGTGGAGGGAATGTCTGCATCTAAGATGAGAGCGGCAGTTGTGGATGGAAACTATGATGTCTTTAAGATGGGAATCCCTGCAAGCGTATCTGATAAAGATTGTAAGAAACTCTACGATGCAGTTGCAAAGGGTATGGGTGTAAGTGGTGTAAAAGAAGAGATTGATGAATATGAAGATTTTGATTTAGAACTTTACGAAGCACTTACTCCTGCACAACGAAGAAAAATGGCAATAAGAATGAAACTACAAGCGAGAAAGCCTGGTTTCATTCGCAAGAGACAGATTGCATTGAAGAAAGCTGCAACGAAGGGTAAACTCGATCAACGTGCAAGAAAAGCAGCAATCAACATGATTGTTAAAAGATTTTTTCCAAAACTGAAAAAGAAATCTCGTACAGAACTTTCTTATGCAGAACGTGGTAAGATTTCTGATATAGTAAAAAAGAAAAAGGGTGTTATTGCTAGGTTTGCAAAACGTCTTGTCAAGGATAAACGAAAACAAGATGTTGAACGAAGACGAGCAATGAATAAGAAGAAGGACTAGGATGGACGAAAAAGAAAAATGTTGCGAATGTACAAATTGCACTTGCGATCCATGTGAGTGTACAACAGAAAATCTATGCGGATGTGATGAAGATTTAGTTGCAGCTGTGTAACAAATAAGGGGGGTATTATGGCTGAGTATAAACAAGAGGATTGTCCTTTTGTCTATAGAATAGAAGCAGTGACAAAAGTAGTAGACGGAGATACAGTTGATTGTGTTTTTGATTTAGGGTTTGATGTTATGTTCAAAAGTCGTGTAAGGTTACTTGGTATTGATACACCAGAGTCCAGAACACGACACAAGAACGAGAAGGTCTATGGTCTTCTGAGTAAAAAGAACCTAAAGAAATGGGTTCACTGGGCGATTGATTCAGATAGGGATGATGTAGAGATCGAACTCCGATGTCCTGAAGCCGACTCAAGAGGTAAATTTGGTAGGATTCTTGGAGAACTCTGGGTACATTGTGGCGAAGAAGGTCATGAATACGAAGGGTGGACTAACTTAAACCAATGGATGTGTGAACATGGTCATGCAGTTGGTTATTGGGGTCAAAACAAAGATGATGTCAAAGGTGAACATTGGAAGAATCGGGAATACCTTGCAGAGACAGGTGAACAAGAATTACTAGAATGGGATAATGATTGAGTGGATTAAGAAGAGATTAAAAATTATGTCGGGTGTCGAGAATGGTAAAGTAATTGAATTTCCACAAACACCCGAAAACCTTGATCGTCTTGCATCATCAAGGGCACTTTTAAAAAATACAGAGCATCATACGACTGATCCAATTTATGAAACGTTAGAAAAAAAGAAATAATGGCTTATTCAGATAAGGTAATAGATCACTATGAAAAACCAAGGAATGTGGGTTCTTTTGATTCCACTGATGATAACGTTGGTACTGGTCTTGTGGGAGCGCCTGAATGTGGTGATGTAATGAAACTTCAAATAAAGGTAGATGATGAAACAGGAATTATTGAAGACGCTAAGTTTAAGACATTTGGGTGTGGTAGTGCTATTGCTGCTAGTTCCCTTGCTACTGAGTGGGTTAGGGGTAGAACTATTGATAAAGCGATGGAGTTATCAAATACGGAAATCGTGGAAGAACTTTCACTTCCACCTGTCAAGATTCACTGTTCGGTTCTTGCAGAGGATGCGATTAAGGCAGCAATAAATGACTACAAAGAAAAACAAGGACTTTGAATTAGAAACAGTTTTAACTTATAATACTTCTAAAGGAGAAAAAGGTTGGCTTATAAGAGTCCGCTCCCTCAAGTAGATCATGGAGTTGATGTGTGTGGTGATGAATGGGATGAACCAGTTGGGAGAGAAAAGTATGTTGGAGTTACTATGATAAAACAATACGATCCAAAACACCCATACTGCACCAACTGGCCAGTTAGAAAAACGAAAGATACAGATGAAAAAGTTTAATGAATATTCCTCTTTTGAGGAAAAAGTATTATCAACCCTTAAAAAGAAACCAAGCGATTTACTTGCACTTTCTCATAAACTTGGAGAAGACGTTACACCAGTAAATTCAATGTTACAACACTTGCAAGTTTATGATAAAGTACAATGTATCAATGATATTTGGAGAGTCAAAAAATGAAATCCTTCAAAGAGTTTTCTGAAAAATGTTGTGATGAATGTGATGACCAGTTTGACCATGTAATTACTGAAGCGGAATATCAAGGTAGAAAAGTAGAACTTAACAACCCTTTTCGTACTCCTAAAGGTCCGAAGAAATTTTCAGTTTACGTAAAAAATGAAAAAGGTAATGTAGTCAAAGTAAATTTCGGAGATCCAAATATGGAAATCAAACGAGATGATCCTGCAAGGAGAAAATCATTTCGTGCAAGACATAACTGCTCAGACCCAGGCCCTAAATACAAAGCAAGGTATTGGAGCTGTTTTCAATGGAGAGCATCAGCAAAGGTGGACAACTAATGAAAAATTTCAAAGAGTTTATAACAGAAAAAAATGTTCCAAATAATCCTAAACTTTGGTCGAGAGCAAAAGCACTTGCAAAACAAAAGTTTGATGTTTATCCGTCAGCTTATGCAAATGGATGGGCAGCAAAATGGTACAAGTCCAAGGGTGGAACTTGGAGGTCAGAGTGAAAAGGTTTAAGGAGTTTTCTGAAGACCTACGAAAGTGGTTCGATAAGAAAGATCCCCAAGGTGGATGGAAACGAATAGGAACAGATGGTTCTGTTTTGGGTCCATGTGCAAGACCAGACAAAGATGGTGATGGTGAGCCAGATGGACCAAAACCAAAATGTATGTCTAATCGCAAGATAAGACAACTCACAAAGAAACAACGTGCAGCTGCGGTTCGTGCAAAAAGAAAGTATGACAAAGATCCAGACAGAAAAGGTAAACCAATCAATGTCTCTAACTTTGGAAAGGGTAAGTTGTGAAAACATTTAAGTCCTTTATTACAGAGTCATATAACAATTGGGAAAATGAAGAACCAGTTGAATATTCAAAACATCTGGAAAAAACATTTGGTAAACCAGATGAGATGACCAATAGTCAATTGTGTTGGTTTGCGAAAGATGGGTTCAAAAGAATAGTGGTTAAGGATGAATATATTTTACATGGTTCACCAGCACCACATTATGATTTCATCTATTGTTACATCGACTTACAAGTTCCTGAGAAGTTTGCAAAACCTCTTGCAGATTCAAGTGGAAGTATACTTATAGATTTTCTCAAAGGTGAAGTCGGTGCAAGATGTGGTTCAATTACTGCAAATGCTACAACTCTGAACTACGTCCTTGATGTCGTTGCGGAGAGAGTCAAACCATCCAAGAAAGAGTATGAGAAACGTATTCTTGGAATGAGAAAAATGTTTGCAGATGGTGATATGTATGAATTAGAATGGTGGCCAGATGAGACAGGTGATGCAGACCCAAAGAATGAGTATTATAAATGAAACGATTTGTTGAGTATTATCTTGAAGAAAAAGACATGAGTCATTGTGACTGTAAAAACCCAAAAGGTTTTTCTTGCAAAGCATCTTGTAAAGCTAAAGGAAAGGTTGCAAGGACAGGTGGAGAATACAAAGGTAAAAAAGTCAAATCAAAAAAGTATGGTGGTCCTGCATGATAACACATGGAAACAGTATACGAGAAATACAGACCAGCGCATGAGGTCTTGATTGAATACTATGCTTATGAGGACTTGAGAAGAATACTGAAAATAGAATGGGAACATGAGGATGAGTTGTATAGAAAACATAGTGATGTTTTGTGGAAAGAGTATGAAACTGCATACGCAAACGAAAAACGTAGGGAGGAAAATTCTAAATCTGCTAGAATTGCAAGAAAACTTGAGCAGATGAGATTGACAGATGAACTAGTAACTAAAATCAAACTAAGGAATGCTAAATGAGTTATTCACGATGGTCACATTCTCAATTCTACACTTACTGGTGTTCAAGTAAAGTAGAAAGAAAAGAGGATGAATTATTTGTTTGTCATGTGGACTTAGAGACACAAGTAATGATAACATATGAAGAGTGTAAGAAGATAGAAGATAGTTTGATTTCAATCAAAGGTAAAATCAATCAAATAAAAGATGACGAAGAAGCGACTGAGTTACAAGGATACATCAAAGAGTTCATATCAGATGTGGACCACAAATATTTGACAGAAGTTAGAGGTGGACAGTAGTGTTAGGTTTTAAAAATTTTTTAAAGGAACAGGTAGAGGTAGAAAGTATTTTAAAATATTATCCTAGTCCTAGAGAAGTCAAGTATATTAGATCAGTCAGACATAAGTTGATTAAAAAGAATCCCGATATGAAACCGATAGGAGATGACAAGTTACACGTTACACTTGCAGGAGGAGCTGGGTGGAAAAAGATAAGTTCAAAATTCAAGGATGTAAAGTTCGATGATCCAAATTTTCAATTGGAGTTTGAAGAACCAAAAAAGGTAGAATCATCTGGTAAGGTTTCTTGGTATATGAAAGTCAAACAACAGAGACAACTCAAGGACTATGTTACAGATTTGTTACAATCAAACCCAGACCCGAAGAGAGTGTTTCATGTATCGATTGCAAATAAGACGGGCAAGGTAGGAGATTCGGTTGCAAACATTTAAACAGTTTTCAGAGGCACCAAGGATTCCCAGAAAGAAGGGACAACCAGCAGGTAGTGACAAACACTCTGACCTTTACACAGATGAAAATCCAAAAGGAACGATACATGGTCTAAAATTTGCAACTGTCAAAGATGCAGAAGCAAGTGTGAGAAAGATTGAGAACAGTGGAAAGAAACACGCACACAAAATACAGGCTGCAATCGCAATGGAACAACGAGCGAGAGTGATGGGAAAGAAAGGTGCCGCAGCTGTGTATCGTGCATACATCAATAAGATGAAAGAAATTACAAAGAAAAGAAACAAGAAATGAAAAAGTTCAAGGATTTTCTTAATGAAGACATTGCATGGCAACAAAGTTTATCATCTTTGCTTTTTGATTTGCCAAGGTCTAGCATGAATGATGTCATCATACCAATATCACCATCAATCTTCAAAAGAGTATTTCCCGAAACCACAAGGTCAATTGTTTTCCATTTGACGGATTTAGATGGTTTGGAAAGATTAAAAAAGATACAAAAAACAAAAAAATCAATATCTGCATTTTATAATATGAACCCAGACAGAATAAAATATGGAGTTGCATCAAAAGGTGGTTTTATTGCAGAATTAGAAGCAGATGTTCTCATTGCTTCCCCCGAAGACCTTAATACTAGACCAGACAAAACTGGTAGAAGGTATACGAACTGGGCTTACATCATAAACGGACCAGATGATTTACCAATAGGAATGGGTGGTGGTAAAAAAGTGAAGGGTATAGAAAATGATATAGAAAAAATGTTATTTACAGTTTCTAATAAGTACAAAGAGTATGTAGAACCAAATTTACGAAAAAGAATAAAAATAAATCCAGTGGTGGGTTGGGTAATGGTTGGAGATGGTATTAAGAAAAATGCTTCAGAACCTGGCAAAGTTTTGAAAAATGCAATTTCTGATTATTTGGATGGAATGGAGAAGGTAATTAAAAAGAATGCAAAAGTGTTGCGTTCTGTGTTTTTGGATTACACCAAAGATAGAAAACTCAAATTTAATGCTGCTACTGGTGATTTTGCAGATTGGGATGAATTGGTAGTAAATAATGTTTCAATAAAAATGATTCATGTCGGTGCAGAGGTTGCAAAACAATACAAAAATAAAAAAGAATTATTTGGATTACCAATTATGGTATGGGATAACAATAATAAAATGTCACTTCATATTGCAAAAAAAGTAAAAGAAAACAAGAAATGAAAAAGTTCAAGGATTACATAGAGACAGAATCATTCACGGAAGAAGAATGGGGCGACATATTGTTCGCAAAAGAATTGGAAATACGAAAAATCTCAGAGGATGTTTCTCGTTCAGACCTTGACCAGATAGAGAGATATGCAGACAAGTTATTCGCTGCTGTTGGTATTGATGTTGAGTTTACTCGTCATTTTCTGGATAGGGTTAATGATGAGCGAAACAAGAAACCAATTAATACGGCAGAACTTATACGTCTTTTTAGGCTCACGTATAAAAAACATGGTAAGAAGATTCCAAAAATGGGTCCAGATGCACAAGCAGTAATACACGATATGGAAACTGATGTTAATATGCCTTTTGTACTTCAGCGTGATCGAGATGGTATGTTGGATATGGTGGCGAAAACAGTGATGAGAAAAAAAGATTTTAAGACAAGTAATCAAAAGTTAAAGGTATAATAATATGGCAGATGATTTTGATTTTGGGTTTAGTGCTGTATCAACTGAAGAGTTTCAAAAGACCCAGACAACAACAGAAGTCCAACCATCAGCAGTTTCGTCTGATGAGTTTGACGAACTCAAAAAGAAAATGGACTCAATCTCAAGTTTGATTCAAGCACTTGGGGATAAAGAAGATACAAGTTTGTTTGATGAGACAGGAGAAAAGATTTCTCGTTTAGAGGAAAAGGTTGACAAGATTTTAGAGATTGAGTCAACACAGATTGCAAACGCATTAGGAGAACAGAGTAATTCAATTCGTGCAGTCATTGACGAAGTTGAAGAACGCAAAGGTGAACTTAATGAAAAATTTGCAACAAGATTAAAAGAGTTGGAAACGTTAGTTGTTCCAATGTTAAAGGGGTTGATGAAGAATCCAGACAAAGAGTACATCTACTGGCCGAATCGCACACCTATTTTAGAAAAACAGATAGAGAAAGTATATTCCATCACAAGGGAATCGGAATGATTTCTTTTAAAAAGTTTACAGATATCACAAACAAGGTATCCAAGAAACTGAATATTCCTAAAAATGTTGCGTTGAAAGCACTTCAGAAGGCACAGGAGAAGGGAATCAATCTGGTAAAATGGCAACAATATCTTACGATGATTACTACTTTTGCAAATACAATGCCAGAACAATGTCAGAAGAAACATCAAAGGAAGAATGAAAAAGTTTAAGGCCTTCATTAGAGAAGATCAAGCCTTATTTAATACTAAGGATATGATCTTTACAAATGCTGAAACTCCTGCTTTAATATTATCTTCTACTGCACTTGAAAGAGCATTTGGTAAACTTGAACGTATTAGAGCATGGCATGTTACTGATAAAGTTGGATTGGGAAAACTTATAAAGTTACAAGGTAAAAAATCTTCAATTTCAGTAATGACAGAGATTGAACCAACTGATCCTACTCCATTTGCTGGAGTTGAAACTCAGGGGGGAGTTGTAGTAGAATTAGAAGGTACAGAATTATTGTCCCATGATAAAGATGCATGGTCGGAAAGATTAGAGGGAGGCAGAAGAGCAATTCCCATCAACAAAACCGATTTTCCAAGTTTGTTTCGTCACATGGAACTTATGGTAAAGAAGATGTATGAAAAATTTAGTGGCAAATCATATTCAAAAAACTCCAAACAAGGAGCGATAGAATTTAATCATTTGGGACAAACTTTATCCCAGAAAGAGAAAGGACAATTTATCAAAGAATATATTGATAATTGTGAAGGAATTCTCAAGAAAAATAAGATGGGTCAGAAAGAATTGAGAAAATATGGTAGAGCGGTAGAAAAGGGAAAAGGTCAACATTATTATAATGAGAGTGTAATGAATAAAATATCTATCAAAAATGTATATGTAGTTAAAGAAGTATTACGATATGAAGATGAATTGCTCATTGTACAAGAAATGTGGAAGAATGCTGTTATGAAATCACAAAAAGATTTGGTTTCTCTTATCAATAGGAAAAAATAAAGGAAAGAGTCAGGAACATGAAAAAATTTAAAGATTATCTAGTAGAGTTTGATACACCAACCATCTATTGTGATATGGATGGTGTTCTTGCTGATTTCCAGAAGTTTACCAGAGAACATCTTGGACAGAAGTTTACCGATGAAAATTGGCATGACTTACCACACGATATGTTTTTTCAATTACCACCAATGCCTGATGCAAAACAATTATGGAGGTTTATTGGAAGATATAATCCAAACATATTGACTGCTATTCCTAAAGGTGGTAGAGGACCAATATCAGAACGTGCTGCTGAGGACAAGAAAAGATGGATGAAAAAACATTTTGGTGTAAATGATGCAAGAGTTTATGCAGTTATGCGTAAAAACAAATCAAACTTTGCAAAGGATGGTAAGGATGGAAGACCCAATTTATTGATAGATGACCATGCAAAAAACATTGATGCGTTTAAAAGGGCGGGAGGTTTGGGTATCGTTCATACATCTGCTGCAAATACCATCAAAGAATTACGCAAAATCGGGTATAGATAATTTATAAATATTAATATGAAAACTTTTCAACAATACATAGACGAGCGCATTGACGATAGAGAAAATCGTGATTTAGAGCGCAGAAAAGAACAACTCAAGAGGCTTACCAAAAGGTATAAGGATTCAAAATGATTGATACCGCTTTTATTCGTTCCATCAGAGAAGGTCTGAAACAGTCAAGAAAACCTAAAGAAACAGGAACAGACGAATTATCACAAGAATACAAAGAAATGACTCCTGGGCAGACAGACGAAGCTCTTGACCCTGTGAACAAAGATGCAGTCAAAAAGAAGTTCAAAAACCGAAAAGATAAAGACATTGACAATGACGGAGATGTAGATAGTTCGGATGAGTATCTTCACAAGAGAAGAAAAGCGATTTCCAAAGCAATGAAGGAAATGGCAGAAGAGATTGAAGGTTTAGATGAACGTAGAAGGGACTATTCAAATCTCATTCCTTTCCCCGATAAGGTATTGACTGATTTTGCAAAACGTGCAAAGAAAGCAGGACTTGATTTTGACCAGTATACGAAGTTTGTAAAAGGAACTTTCAAGGATGGTGCAGATGAAGGGAGAGCAATCATAAAGGGCAGAGAAATCTTCAAAGATAAAGAAGACGGAAGAAAAAAATTATCTGGAGCAGAAGCGAAGAGAGATAATATTGCAAGACGAGCTGCATTGAGAAAAAGATTAGGAATTCCAGAAGATGTTGAAGTAGATTTAGAAGAAAAAATGCACAAAGGTATTCGTCTTACACCAGAACTTTTTAAGAACGTCAAGAAGTTTGGAGTTGAGTTAGAGAAGTATGCGAAAAAGAGTGGTGGAATTGACAAAGACGATTTCATGAAAGTCGCAGCAATCGCAAAGAAGGGAATGTTACCAGACAAGAGTGATATCCCAAGTGACACAGACCCAAGAGATAAAGTTCTCTCAATGATGGCAGGAATTGTTGGAGATGAGATTCTTCTTGCGTTCAAAGGACTTTCACCTTCTGTTGACAATTACATCAAGAAGACGATGAAGGAAGAAACTGAACTAGATGAGAGAAAACATTCTGATTATGAATTATATCACAAGACATTCTCAGGTGCAATGCAGCACGCATATGCAGTTGCAAAGAAAAGAGGATACACAGTAGATAAAGACGATATTGACAATAAAGTTGCAACTGGTCCAAGAAAACCATCTAAGGGAAAAACAAATCGTTACATTCTTGGAACAGATAAGAAACAGAATCTTCACGTTCAAGTAGCAAATCTTGACAACAAAAGATTTGAACTCAATATGTATATTGAGAGTGTGAAAGAAGATGAGGATTTAGAAAAAATTTCAAAAGAGTTAGCAGGTGCATCTAAAATGCATATGGGGCAGTCAAAGAGAATCAAAAAACATCTTGACAAAATGAAGAAGGAAGAGGTAGAACTTACAGAAGCGCCTTCTCCCAATCAAGCTGCAATTGACAGGTTTATGAGAGGTGGTGGTAAGATTACCAAGATTGAGCCTGGATTGAGTAAAAAAGGAGAAAGACAAACTGCTGCAGTTAGAAAAGCACTGATAAATGTGGGAAAAAAAGAAAGAGAACTTGCTAAAAAAGATGCAGAAGTAAAAAGAAGGTATATTGGTAAACAGAAAGGTGGTAGTGCAACAAGTGATAAAGAATATAGAACTCCCGATTATGTGAGTATCAAAGATATCAAAAAGTTTCCAAGGTCTTTGACAAGTGGGTTAGGGAAGATTATATCTGGTGCAAAATTACAAAATGATAAATTTAAACTTGCACATCATGGATTGATACCAGGCATGGGAATTACATTTCCTGGCGATTCTGCACCAAAATTGTTTATTGAGTATAAGGTGCATATTTTTCTTGCAGGACCAGAACCTGGCAAAATAGCATCAGACCCAAAATTTTTAGAACCTGGCGTTGATACTGCTGATTATAAACATTGGATGATTGTATATGTGAATGAGGCCTCAACAAATAATCCTGCACTCAAGGGTAAGGTCGATTGGTATCAGAGAAAAGAGTTCAGTGGTAAAACGCCTGATGAAGTTGCAAAGAGAACACTTCAGTATCTCAAGACCAAAGTCAAGAGAATGGCAAATGAAGAGTTGGTCGTTGAACGAGAGATGACTGATAATGAGATGAAGAAACGAGAAGAAATCGTGATGAAACTCAAGAAGAAAATGCCTGAGTTCGTCAAAAGATATGGTGATAAAGCAAAACAGGTTATGTATGCAACCGCCACGAAAATGGCAATGGGTGAAGAATTAGAACCATTGGAAACAAAAAAGTCCAAGAAAAAGGACAAAATAAATCTAAAACCAGAAATGGATGAGAATATGAGAACACTCAAAGATTTTCGTAACAAAATGCAAGAACATTGTGGTGAATGTGGTGCAATGGATCATGTTGAAGAAGGTCCAGCAGATTATCTTGCAAAAAAAGGAACATTTGAAGTCAAGTATGCATCTTCAAAAAAAGGTCCAATCAAAGTCAGTAAGTTTCCATCCCTTGAACAAGCAAAAAAGTTCTTGGCACAAGTCAAAAAAGAAGGTATGAACGGAATTATTTCCAAGGGTGGAAAACCTATCAAAGCATCTCATATGATGATGATGAAAGGTAAGATGAATGCTTCATATCATAAAGATAAAATGAATGCATCATACCACAAAGAAGAAAATGAAGTAAATGAAGCTATAGACGCTTCACTTGAAGCTTGGAAAA